GTTTTATTTAAATGATAATTATTGCCTTTAAATAACTCATTATGCCAATATACTCCATTAAATTCAAATGCTAATTTATAATCAGGTAAATATGCATCTAATTCATTATATTTAAAATTTTTTAAAACTTTTTTATTCTCATATACATATTCATTAGACTTAACATTATCTTTTATAAAATTTAATAACTCTTTTTCAGCAATAGAACATTTTTTAAAAATAGGAGGATTACCCTTGCGACATGGGGAAGTTTTAAATTTAATACATCTATTAAATGGTCCAACTAAAATATCAAAAATTGAATTACAACTATTACAACTTACAGTATAGGATTTCATATTATACTCTATGATGATATTAATATTTAAAAAATCGTTAGATATTTTCTTTTTTATATTTAAAGCGTTTAAACTTTTAGTTTTACCACTCCTTTTACCTATATCTTTAAATTGTGATACATTTTTTACATTATATTTTTTTAAATTAGTTTGTTTAGTTTTTTCTTTAATAATACTACTAGCTAATCCTACTCCATTATATAATCTCATGTGCGTATCAAGAGCTTTCTGTTTTATTTCATTAGACTGTAAAGGAGATTCTACACCATATAAATTGAGCGTCGTATTCTTATATGTTTCTCTTACTTTAGGATTAGACCAATTATGATAATACCCAGTTTTTTCAAAACACTTCTGCTTAAATTTATTTTTAGCATCATTATTTTTTAAAAAATGGTCTTCACCATATTTTTTTTTACACGTATTTTTAAAAGAATCATTCTTAGATTTTATCTTACATTCTTTATTTCCACATGTTTTATGATAATACCCTGTAAATAATAATGGATTATTACAATAATTGCACCTTTTAATTTCTTTTATATCATATATTAAACTATGTATTCTTTGAGTTATTGAAGCGCTTATTAAATCTAAATAGGAAGTCTCAATAACTATAATTTTATTAAAACTCTCACGATTCTTTGCTAAAAGAACTAATGAACTATACCTTATATTAGATGACTCCTTTATATGTTTAATTTCATTAAACAAAAATTCTCTATTGTATACTTTCATATTAATCTTTATTTTATAGTATTCCTATTACTTATATTATTTATTTAGCAAAATGTTTTAGTCTATATAAAATAAAAATGGCCCCTATTTCTAGGAGCCATTTTAGAACTAATCTAATTTAGAATTAGATAAGATTTCCGCCATCTACTACTTTAAATACAAAGTACTGATTTTGAGGATGGAATCCTGCATCAGTGATTGCATATCTACTCTTTATAGCAAGTTTTGGCCCAAATGTAGATTCGCTAATGGTCTGAAGAGATTCTGCCATAATGTATGGAAGGAATTTCAATCCAGGTTCATCATCTTTTCCTTTTCTACCAACTAGAACTCTTTGGTCATTCCAGTTGAGGTTAGGGTCAACGTAGATAGAGAGGCCATAAACTTTTCCCATTGGGTAGAGTTGTCCAGCTCCTTTTGGCATGTCCATAGGAGCAGAGTTGAATGAATAACCTTGGTTATCCATCATAGCAGCTGCTATACGGCCATTTGTTACTACGTATTCACCGGCTCCGAAGCGACCTCTGTGGTAGATCAATTGAGATACTTGCATAACTCTTGAGATTAATCTTCTTTGGAAAGTTGATTGATTTTCAAAAGTTGAAGTAATTGCAGTAAGATCTAGAATTTTAAGGTCTGAACCTTCTGCTTTAACTAATTGATTTGCATGAGTTGTTCCAAGTTTGAAAAGTTCAGCAACAATTTTCTTAGAAATTGATTGAGAAATTTCGTTAACCCCAACATTTTCAAGCATAGAGATTACATCATAATTCCATACTCGGTTAAGGTCTTGGATTTGTTCAACTGTAGCAGAGATAGATACTTGGTCTCCTTTAGCTTCTATCCATTTAGTGAACATTTTAAGGTTCATTTGACGGAAAGTTGAGTTTTCTGCAGTTTCACGGGTCATTCCACCAACTGTGTATGTAGACATATCAGAAGGTAAGAAGTTTCCATTCCAGTCTTGGTCATCATTATCACCAGCTCCAGAGAAACCAGAAATATGATTTTCAAGAGCAGAAACTAAAGATGCAGCGTGGGTAGAACCCAAGTTGAAACTATAGGTATTAATTCCTACAGTAAGATTCATCTCATTAGCAGATGTAACAACATCTGCAATTGAAAGAGCATCATCAACAGAAACTACTCTGAAGATAATAGCGCCATCAATACGAGATTTACCAACAACTTTAAAAGTTGCTAGAACTGTAGCAGGAGATCCATCAGCTGTAACTGTAATAGTTTGACCAGCAGAAAGATCACCGAAAGTAGCAGCAGGTGAACCTGTTAATGTAGTATCAACGTCGATGTTAGATACTTTAATTAGGAAAGGTTCATTTACACTGTCTAATTTACCACCAGCATAAACATAGTCTAAGTAAGGAAGGAATCCTACTGGAGAATCCATTGGAATTACCGGAACTAGGTCGAATGCGATAGTTTTAGCTGCAACTTGCATAGCAACAGGAAGAAGTGTTGGAAATTTATCACCTGATCCTAAAGCTGTACGTGTTGGTGCTAAGGGTGCTCCCATACCATTAATTGAATTAGGGGTTTGGAAGTTTAAGCCTGGAGTTGATTCAAATAGAGCGCCAGAATTGTCAAACATAGCATGATAATGACAATATTCAGCAATCCATTGCTTTTTATATGTGTCAGTAATACCCTGTTTGTCAATCATATGACTCCATGTCTCATTAATCTCTTGGCTGTTTAATTTGCGAAATACTCTTGAATTTGACATTGTTTAATTAATTTGTTTTTTTTGGAGTTTTTTATAAATTTTTGTTAATCATTCCTTGGATTTTTTCCAAGTATTCTTTACTATAATTTCTAGTCGTAAATTTCGGCTCATTGGTCTTCTCTTCTTTACTTTGAGAAGTTTTATTTGATTCGTTTACTTTTTTAGTAGACGATTCTTCTTTAAATTTAGAAACTAAACCTTTAAGGTCTAATCGTGTATCCCAGAAGTTTTTAACTTGGTATGGGGTTTTTACTTCTCTAACTGAGGCTTGATTATAAATAACAGTTTTTTGTGCTTCATTTAAATTTTCCCATACTTGTTTATATTCTTCTGGCATATATTTAATAAAAGTAGGAGTATTATTTTCTATAGTCGTTACGGTTCCTTCTATAATTGACATTACATCTTTTTCATTGAAGTATACTCCTTTATTTAAAGCTTCAACTATTTTTTCTTTTGTTTTATAATCATAAGAATAGAATTTATCTTTCTTGCTTTCTGATAATAGAGCTAAGAACGGATATTTTTTACTTTCGATAATTGCTTTAGGTTCATTTGAATTAATTTCAGCTAGAGTTTTTTCTATTTTCTCATTTAGTTTAGTATAGTAATCTAAGTTATTGTTTATATTTTTTACAGTTGAATTTGATTCTTGAACTTTTTCAACTAAAGTTTCCATTTTAGGAGTTACTTTAGGAGCTATTGCAAACATATTTGTATTTAAATTTTCTGCAATATGTTCAGTATATTTAATACCACAGTTTAATTGTTCAGCAAGATAATCGCTAAATTCTAAAGAATCATTAATAGAAGTCGACAAATAATTACTAAAGTTAATATTATTTTCAAGTAGTTTAGCAATATGTTCTGAATATGATATACCATTATTAATGGATTCCGCTAAATAATTTCCGTATTTAATTGCTTCATTAGTTTTTTGAGCAACATGTTCAGAGTATCCAATTGTATTATTAATATTTTCCGCTAAATAATTACTATGCTCAATTGATTTATTAAGATTTTCTGCAATATAATTAGAGAAGTTAATATTATTATTAGTATTTTCTGCTACGTGCTGTGTATAATTGATATTATTATTAATGTGTTCAGCTAAATATTCATTATATTTAATAATACCATTCATATTATCAGCTAAATGATCTATATATTCAACTATTTTATTAATTTCTGTTTTATCAGAATTAGCTGGTATATTAGACTCTTTATTTTCAGTAACAGGAACTAACTTAGATTTAACATCAGATAGCTGTGTTTTAAGAGTTTCAAATTCTTTTTTTACTATTTCAGAATAACCTTGCATTTGATTGCGCGTTACGTATTCATTTTCTTTAACTTCTGTCATATTAGTTGAAGTATTTTTTTCTTTATTTATTTGTTTATTTATATTAGAATTTTCGGTTGGAATCTCGAATACCTCTACATCATCACCGAAGTTTAAACTTTCAGAAATATTTTTAAGTTTTGAAGTAATAGAATTTTTCTTAATAGTTTGTAAACTTTCAAAAATAAAATTATAATTACTATTTAAGCTTTCATTAAGAGTTGGTTTTAATATAGCCTCACTAAATCCAGGTTCGCATACTAAATCATAAGTAAAAATTTTATGTAAATTTACTTTACCTTCATTTGTCACTTGTCCAGCTGCTCTAGATGATACAGCAATTGGAATACCTGAATCAACTAAAGTTTTAGCGATTTTACCCATTGGAGTATCTAATATTCTCAATTTAATAGATATTGTTCTACTATCTTGATTATAATTTAAATTTTCTATAATATGAGAAGCATTCTTATATGATACTTCAAATGCCTCAGGATGGTCAAGCTCTCCTAATAACATTCGCTTACTAATCTTTTCATTTAACGCATCCAAATGAGGTAAATAGTCTTTCTCTTCATATATTCTATTATTATTATTTCTTTTACCAAATACTGCGCAAATACCTTCTAAAACATACGAATCATTTTCTTTCTTTAAAGAAAGAGGAGCCGACTTTTCTAAAATCAAAACTTCATTAAATGAAGGAGTTTCAGACATGATTTTACCTACTGCCATATTAAATCTTTATTTTTATTATTTATATAAATTTTTTTATTATAAAACCTTTTTTTAAACATAAACTTTTCCTTTTACATCAATTACTTTTCTTACTTCTCTTACTGTAAATTTTTTAGTATTATTCTCAATATTAAAGTATTCTCCTACCGCTGTAGGAGCTCCTTCAAGACTAGTTAAATAATTATCAGAACAATCAAAATCACCACCTACTATTTTTGGACTTCCTTCTAAACTAGTTAAATTATTATTATAATAACAACAACCAAAAAAACCAGTTACTTCTTCTAGGTTTAGCTCTTTCAAATTATTTATTTCTTTTAGTCTAACATTACCAATTATAACTTTAATATTCTTAAAGTCTTGTATATTATTTTTAGTTATAATAATCGTTTTATCGAAGGGTTTAGCTACGAATATTTGTTCTTTGGTATAACCTTTATTGAGGTAAGGAAGTAATAAATCATCCCACCGTTCTTTAAGTCGTCTAGGTATAAATATATCTTTAGCACTAAGCTTAGACTTATTAGATTCTTCTTCAGATATAAATTGTTCAAATAGCTTTATATGCTTCATTATTTAAAATAGCATTTTATAAGTTTCTACAAAATTTATAGTAGAGCTAAATGATGGTTTGATTTTTTGAATTATATTAGAGTCTGGTTCTAAATCTTTGCCATTAATTCTAAAAGAAGTAGTAGTAGGTTTAGCGTTACTGATTATAGTAATATCTTCTTTTAGATCAGCTTCAAATATAAAATCGTCATAATTATACTCAGTAACTATTTTAAGACGTAATTCTAAAGTTGGTAATACTCTTAATATATCACCAATTAATTCCATTTTTGAATATTTTTCCTTTGGTATGCCTAAGTCATCAAAAAATTCAGTTTCTTCAGTTTTTATTATAAAGTCAAGAGGAATTAACATTAAGTCATTATAATTAATAGTAGGTTCATTAATTGATAATAAACCTATTTTTGCTCCTTTTATTTCTTTATTAACTCCAGATTTTATATCAAATGTAGAATAATAATATTTCTCTTCAATATGATTAATTTTACCTCCTAAAACCTTAAGCTTTTTAATACACGCCGTAGTAGTTGAAAAATTTATTTTAATATCTTCTTCAGAATGCTGCTTAATTTCATTAATCTTATAATTATTCTTTATTTTATATTCACAGAAATTATCAAATATCATTTTCGTGTATTTTATTTTTAAACATAAACTTTTCCCTTTACATCAACTACTTTTCTTACTTCTTCTTCTATAAATTTTTTAGTATTATTCTCAATATTAAAATATTCTCCTACCGTGGTAGGAGCTCCTTCAAGACTAGTTAAATTATTATTAGAACAACTAAAATAGCCGTTTACCGTGGTAGGAGCTCCTTCAAGACTAGTTAACTTATTATTATAACAATAAAAATTTCCACTTACTATAGTAGGAGCCCCTTTAAGACTAGTTAACTTATTATAAGAACAATCAAAAAATCCACTTACTATAGTAGGAGCCCCTTTAAGACTAGTTAACTTATTATAAGAACAATCAAAATATCCAACTACTTCTTCTATACCTAATACTCTCAAATCATTTATTCCACTTATTCCAACATTACCTATTATTACTTTAATATTCTTAAAATCTTCTATATTATCTATAGTTATAATAATCGTTTTATCAATTGGTTTAGCAATAAATATTTGTTCTTTGGTATAGCCTTTATTTAGGTAAGGAAGTAACAGGTCATCCCAACGTTCTTTAAGTCTTCTAGGTATAAATATATCTTTAGTGCTAAGCTTAGGAGTTTCTTCTTCAGATATAAATTGTTCAAACAGTTTTATATGTTTCATTATTCTTCAGTTTTAGGTTCAATTTCAGTAGAAGTTTCTTCTGGTTTAATGTCTTCGCTAGGGGTTTCTAATAATTTTTTTTCTAGGTATTCTTTTTGAGTTTCATAGAATTGTTTAATAGTCGGCCAAGTTAGTGTTACTTCTTTATATAATTCTTCCATTTTTGGTCTAATACTTTTAATATCTGAATTATCATTTAATAATACATCTAGTAGAACTGTACGAAATTTAGTTAAACCATTATATGCAGTATCAAAATCTTTTTCATCTAATGTTAGAGATTCTGGATCTTTTTTAATATCAGTAGCCTCATTAAGAATTCCATTTTTAAATTCTTCGTAAAGTTTAAATTTTTTATTCATGATAAAGTATTTTATTTTTATTTATTTATTTAATCTATTGCAACTTTTAAATTAAAATCAAAATAATTAAATGTTGCATCAAATGTATTAAAAGTTGGAGTATTACTGCTATATGATAATTTTAGGCTTGACATTCCTTTTAATATAACTTTATTATATTCAATTTGGCTAATCGCTTTACCTTCACTATTTAACATTAATACTATAAATGGTGGAAAAACATCAAGCTCAGTATTATTAAAATCTAAATAATTTAATGCATTTTCAAGCATAATGAAATAATTTAAAAAAGCGTCCGTTAATTTAAAAGTTAATGTAAATTCTCTAGTAAATAAGTCTTGAATAGGTTTACTATTTTTCATTTCACGAGTCTTTCCTAATAGTAAAGTTTGAGAAGATGTTGTCATTGACCATCCTGGAAAATCAATTTGTTGTACTGTACTTGACATAAAATCAGATATTGTATCATAAGGTAATATTAAACTCTTATAATAATCTTTATATTTATTTTCAATTTCAGAATTAAAAAATTCTTTTGGAAATTGAAATACAAAACTACTTTGTCTATTATTTAATATCATTTATTAAAATGTTAAAATTGAAACTATATTATTTTTAATAGTTTGTGTTAAATACGATTTATCAATAGACGAAATTGAATCTAATAATGGCTGTTTATATCCGTCTTTATATAATTCAATATACGATTTTACAGTATTTAATAAGTCGAATGCATTAGATTGTCCAACTGTATTTAATACATATATTTTTGCCTCATCAATAACATTCTCTCTACGAATAATACCTTCATTTATAGATTCTTGAGGAGAATAATATTTTATATTAGTTTTAGTATATCCAATATTTCCATTTTCTAAATACCAATCTGAAACTAAAGTTCTATATAAAACTAATCCTAATGAATTTCTAGTATAAATTCTAGTTTCTCTAACTATTAAATCTGAATAATCAATCCCATTATAATATTTATAATATTCAATGATAGATAATTCCCCTTTTATAATAGTCCGTTTTTTATGAAACCCCATAATATCATAATCGAATAACTCCGGCGAATCATACTTACTATGTATTTTAAATTTAGAACTAATTACAGTCATTTACTTATATATTTTTTTAAATAATAACTTCATCTTTTACATCAACTATTTCTCTAACTTCTTCTTCTGTAAATTCTTTGTCATTACCACTAATCCAAAAATCATTTTTAACTATCATAGGTGCTCCATTTAAATTAGTTAAATAATTATCAGAACAATCAAAATCACCACCTACTATTTTTGGGCTTCCTTCTAAACTAGTTAGCTTATTTAAATAACATTTGAAATTTCCGAATACTTCTTCTATATTTAGCTCTCTTAAATCACTTATTCCTTTTATTCTAACATTACCTATTATAACTTTAATACTTTTAAAGTCTCCTATATTATCTTTAGTTATAAGCATATCTTTATTAAAAGGTTTAGCAATGAATATTTGTTCTTTAGTATAGCCTTTATTGAGGTAAGGAAGTAATAAGTCATCCCACCTTTCTTTTAGTCTTCTAGGTATAAATATATCTTTAGCTCTAATTTTAGGTTTATCTTCCTCAGATATAAACTGTTCAAATAGTTTAATAGGTTGCATTTTATAAGTTTTTAGGTCTTGATATTATTTGTTTTATTTGTATATTTACAGAAGATAGATTATTGTCCGAAATTCCAGTATCAAATTCTATATTATTTCTTGTAGAGAATCCTCCTCTAATTAGAGGTAATTCATTTTCTTCTATAATAATATCATTAAATTCGTCTAAACCTATATCAGTTATTGTACTTAATGTTAGATCTTTATTAATATATTGTAATTCATTCTTTTCACTTATAATATTTATATTAACACTATCTACATCATTAATATTTTCTATTAATTTAATTAGGTCAGACCGTGGAATCCGGTCTCTTCTCTTGCTATTAATAAAGTATTCTGCAATTTCCTTTAATATTTCATTTTTAATTTGCGGAGGCCCTCCTAATGCGTCATCATAAATAATAACTGATACATTTATTACATATCTGCTAACTATAGGATCAAGTATTTTAATATCACTTCCAATTAGTTTTGTACCAGATTTTTCTATATACTCTAATAATTTAGATTTTTGAAATTTGTTTAATGAAAAGCGTTCAACTGGGGTAGAGTAATAATCTTCACTTTTAGAAAATGTTTTTGTAATATTGGGTATTACAAAAAGATTAATTAATCTATCATTTTCAGGATCTAAAAATACTCTTATAATAGAAAAGAAATTCATTTTTCTAAGTAATATTTCATAGTTATCTGCATTTACTAGAGCGAAATTTTTGCTAGCTTTAGGAGCAATTAACCTAGTTAATGCTATAGGTTCAGGGTTAGCCCCAAACGTAGGAGGAGTTTTAACATTAATTGAAAAAACTTCATTTAAGTCTATTTCATTTCCAAATTGGTCAAATCCAGTATCTATAAATGTAAAAAATAGTCCCTTTGGATTTTGGGTTATATCAATATTTCCAGATCCACCCTCATTAACTAAATACTCAACCCTAATATCACTTCCTAGTGTAGGGATAGCCCCAAAATTTCCATTACCAAAAAATAGGTCTATTCCACTAGTCATACCTGTTTTAATTATATAAGTATTTGCATTTCTAGGCATATCATAAAAACTGTCATACTTATCCCATTTTTCGCCATTTATATAAACGTCTACATTAAATTGATCTACAAAAAAGTTCTTTGAATATTGGACAGCATAACTCTGTAATTGCTGTCCAGTTCCAGTAAATATTTGGGTTTCTATAAATCCCTGCTTTATAGTCATACTTTTACCATTATCTAGACCTGTTGTAGATACTTTTATTTCGTCAGTTGGAAATTCAAGTATATATGTTAAATTATTGTTTTGGCATTGCAATTTAGTATATTTAGGTATAATAACTATATTATTAGCAACTTGAGTTATAAAATCAGATTTAATATATAATGATATTTCGCCGCTCGCTGAAATAGACCTAGTAGGTGAATGCCCCGCTAAACTAGCTAATGAATAGATACTAGTTTCTCTAGACGCCTGAAAAATGTTTAATTCAGTAATACTATCAGATATATAATATAAAGCCAGCTGCATTAAATTTTCTGATACAAATATAATTTGACCAAATGGAGAAGCCACTGTGAAAATATTGCGTGACTGATTAAATTTATCTACTAAATAATCAACTGTGTCACGTAATAATTCAAATGTCTTTAACCGATGTAATCTAAATATCTTAAGTTCTGTAGTAGCCATTAATATTATTTATTTTCAAACTGTAACTTCACCTTTTACATCAATCACTTCTCTTACTTTTTCTGTAAATTTCCTTGTATTATTATTAATATAAAAATTTCCATTAACTATTTTAGGAGCTCCTTTAAGATTAGTTAGTTTATTATTATAACAATGAAAACTACCATTCACTATAGTAGGGCCTTCTTCTAGACTAGTTAGTTCATTATTAGAACAAAAGAAATTACCATTCACTATAGCAGGACCTCCTTTAAGACTAGTTAGTCTATTATAAGAACACTTAAAATATCCATTTACTTCTTCTATACCTAACTCCCTCAAATCAGTTATTCCAATTATTCTAATTATTCTAACATTACCAATTATAACTTTAATATTCTTAAAATCTTCCATATTATCTTTAGTTATAAGTAGCTCACTATCAATTGGTTTAACTATAAATATTTGGTCTTTGGTATACCCTTTATTAAGGTAATGGATAAGTAAGTCATCCCATCTTTCTTTAAGCCTCCTAGGTATAAATATATCTTTAGCACTAAGTTTAGGAGTTTCTTCCTCAAATATAAATTCTTCAAATAATTTAATATGCTTCATTATTTTTATTTATTTTTATTTAAAATAAAAAAGGCTGATGTAAATCAGCCTTTATATAAACAAAAATAGTTTTTTGTTAAACGTAAACTTCTCCTTTTACATCAATCACTTCTCTTACTTCTTCTTCTGTAAATTGCTTTGCATTATTATCAATATAAAAGTTTCCTTTAACTATTTTAGGAGCTCCTTCGAGGCTAGTTAATTCATTATAAGAACAATTAAAATATCCATTTATTTTAGTAGGACACCCCTTTAGACTAGTTAAATTATTTGAAAAACAATAGTAACCTCCAGTAACAACTGGACCATTTTCTAAACTAGTTAATCTATTATTAGAACAATCAAACTCTCCATTAACACGTTTTATATGACCATCAAAACTACTTATATTATTAGTATTACAAGAATAACCTCCTGTTATTTTTGGACTACCCTTTAAACTTGTTAAGTTATTATCAAAACAACTAAAAGTACCAATTATGCGTTCAATACCTAATTCTTCTAAATTAGATATACCCTGTACTGCAACATGGGCAGTTATAACATCTGTATTTTTATACTTATTAATATTTTTTTTAGTAATAACGATATGTTCTTTTGTATCTGGTCTATACGAACTTGGATAACTTATAGAGTCATTAACAAAGTCTTCAAATAATTTTACATATTTTTCCATTTTCTTATTATATTTTTTAATTATTTATATTGAAAAATTTCTAAAAATTTATAAAAATGATATATATATATATATATATATATATATATATATCATTGATACTCAATTAAATAAAATTTAAAAATAATTTAATTAAATGAGTTTAATTTTAATAGATGGAGATATTTTAAATCCGTTATTAGATTCTTTTCTTAAAGTAAATTGAATAACTAAATTATCTAATTTTTGTATAGATATGTCTTTTAATAATGAATATCCTTCACTATTTCTAGTCTCGTCATCTATGAAATTAAAGGTAATTTCGTTTGATTCTTTTGTTCTTTGAATATAGAATTCAGTTTTATCAATTGTATATAGCCTAAGTATATTAGTTTCTAAATATGATTGTATATATTGGTCTAAATTTAATTTATTTAAATATTGAGAGTCGTCTATTAAAAATTCTTTAAATTTAGTATCTGCTCCATCATCAATTAAATATTTAAGTAATACATTTTTAATATTTATTAAACCGCTTATATTATCGGCGGTTTCTTTTATAACTATTTGATAGTTGTCTATATTTATATCTTTTAATTCAGAATTTCCAATATTAAATAATTCATAGTTATTAAGTTCTATAGCAAATGGTACATTTAATACTTTATTCATAAATGAATTATCTTCAGATACTCTAAAACTTCCCGCAACTGGAGTAGATTCAATTTTAGATATATTTTTTTGATGAAATCCCCAGTCCCAGTTAGATGAAAATATTTGTAAATCTTTTTGAGATATAGATACTTCATCTATTAATGGATAAACCAAATTTCCTTGGTCTAATAGCATTATATTATTTTCAATAACTTTTAAATAATTAAAATTCTTTATTATTCCAAAATCAGAATGACTATTATTTAAAACCAAATTTGCAAAATTAATTTTAATATTAGGGTCATCTTGCCATTTGAAGTCTAAATTATCTTTAAATTTCAAAATATCATTAAAAATAGGTTCATACCCACCATTATATCTAAATACTTCAACATTATTTTTAATTGGAAATTGATGATACTCGAATCCAATTAAATCACTAGTTTTTACAGCATCAGGCTTATTATCATCAGCTGAATATCCTAATAAAGTTTCTTTTTTAATTATACTTGAATTTAAAATTTCAATATAAAAATTATTTTTAGAACTATTTTTAGTAGGGTTACTCTCATCTATATTACTAGTGGAATTTACAGTATGATATTCGATAATTGGTTGATACCTATTAATATAGTCTTTTATTTTTGCAAATGATAATTTTTTAAATAATGACTCATAATATTGTAATCCTCCATTTTTTTGTTTAAATATTACATTATCTTGAACATAATATAGTGGTAATAGTGACGGTAATATATGACTAATTTGTTCTAGTATTAATCGCTCATTACGACCTGATTCAATGATAGTTTGCATTATAATTCCACTTGGAGAAACTCCAGATATTGGACTTATACTATATGTAGTTCCAGCCGGAAATCCTGTAGGGTTAGGATAAGAACTAGGAGCCCCCTCTATTGAATTAAATCTAATAATATCAAACTCAGTTGATGTAGTATTATTTCTAAATATTAAAGTACCATATGGCTCATACACGCTTGGGTATGGACTACCATCATAGTTATCAGAATCAACTTGAAAAGTTTTTAAAAATGAATGTATTTCATCAACTGGATTAGAGTCGTATGTACTAATATTAGGATTAGCTATTTTAGTGTATTGTCTTAATGTTGTATTATTAATGGCACTTATATCAATAGTATTATTACTATCTAGCCCTACATAAAAAGATAATTTAATATTAGAATATCTATGATTAGAAACAGGAGAAGATATAGACGGGTATATACCATATCCATTAGATAAATCAGGCAAAATACTTTTCTTATGTTTTAAACTATATAATAAGTTATATGAAAAATCACTTATATTATTAGTAAAATTAATTCTATAGTCACCGTCCGTATTATTATCGAAATACCCTACACTAACTTCAATTAAGAATAGAATAAATTTATAGTCTTCGTGTTCAATAAATCTAAATCGTATAGGAGGTTGTTTGTTATCATTAATATCTTCTTTTATAGGTTTTAATAAAACTGAAAACTTATATCCATCATACTTTTTAGAACCAGTTTTATATATAGGTTTTTTATCTTCACCTACTATATCTTTATTTAAAACTTCTTTAAATATAAGTTTAGTTCCTTTGAAAAATGTTTCACATAGATTTTTATCGTTATTGTATTTTATAAATGAGTATCTAGATTGCAGATTATCTAATTCTTCCCCATCTAATTCATTTTTAAAATTAAAATAGTCAATGAAATAATCTGAATTAGTAAGGCATTCGTTTAAATCAAATTCAGTATTAAAATATGAATAATTCTTTTTTAGAATATCTTTGTCTTTTATAAAATCATAAGACGCTTCTAGATATGGCCATTCGTGTGTAAAATTTTCAGGATTTTGTGTAGTGTCATTATGATTTGAGCTAAAATTATTAATACCAAATTGAACATTGGTGTTTAATCTATACTCATTATCTCTAATATCTTTGCCACCCTTATATCCCCATTTAGCTATATATGGTAATAATTTGCTAGTTAACGCAAAATCCTTTACGTAATTCTCTTTATAATAATCGTATTCAGTATTTATTGCTCCATTAATAAATCGATCACGCCTTTCCCATAACTCAGTTTCCTCACTAGGCTTAGCTAAAACTGGATCTTTTAATATAGAAAATCCAATGAATGCTTTTAATTCGTTATCCTCATCATCTGTCAAATCATCGTTATATATGACAATAGGACTTCCAGTATTAATAGTATAACTATTAATACTAGATATTCCAGTAAATATATCATCTATTGCATAAATAACGCTATTATACGAGATTGTTCCAGTTCCTTTAACTTTATAAACTATTCCAGCTTCAATTAAATCTTTTTTCTCAGGAATAAAATAATATTTGTAATACTCCCATAAAGGCGACTTATTATAATTGCTTGAATAAAAATCATAATTAAAATCCTTTATTGGAAATATTGATAATAATCCAAATTTTGAATTAAACCTATTTTTTATGATAAATTGATTTGTTTTAACACTTGGTTTTTCTTTATCTTTTAATGTTAAAACTATATTACTAAAATATTTAGAAAAATTTTCTACTCTTAATTCTTCAGTATCAGTATTAACCTCATTTATTGTATCAATATAATATGATACCCCTTCAATATATGAATAACCATTCTGGGTTCTTACACAAATATCATTTATATTTTGTAATATTTTATCTTTATATTTAGAATCTAGTACTAATCTATTTTCGCTAAGTGTATTTCCGCCTTGTAATAAAATATCAGTATTTTGCAATTGCGTTCCAGAATATCCATTAATTTCTATAGATGAATAATTAGTATTATAAGGAACATATTTAAATTGTATAGTATCATTAAAATTTCCTGCAGTTCTTAACTTTAAAATAATAGTATCGTTTTGAGAAAATACTTCAAAATTTCTATGGTTAACCCCTTTAAATAATTCATATATCGCTGCTGTAATAACAGAGAAATTATTTTGTGTAGTTTTAGCACTGAAATAATACACATCTTCTGTATCAGAATAATTAATATAGAAATCACCTGGTGAATTTATTGGAATAAAATTAGGAACAACTTCATTATTAATCGTATGGTCTAATGCAACAAACTCATCATATTTATTACCATCAATATCTAGTTTAGAACCAAATGCAGAGTATATAATTATTTTGTCTAAATGTTCAAATTCTCCTTTAATTTTAATATATGCATTAGAATATCCCTTTTCAGTTGGAACAGAACCAGAGTCTTTAATAAAATCATCCTTAGTACCAAAAAGATTTCCAAGATTAATTTTAGTATTGCTTAATGTAATTCTATTTTTAGTTTCATCAATCGCGTCAGTCGTATGAGGTAAATATAAATTTCCAAGTTTATCTTCTATATAATTAAAATATAATTTGTCTTTATCAAGTTCTTTATTAAAAAGTAAATTAGATTCGTTTTTATAAAAAATATTAACACCATTAGTGTTTCCTATATTTTCAACAACATCATCTATTTCAGTCCATTTCTTTTTTAAATAAAAAGGAGTATTATTATACTCTCCATTTAATCTATATTGTGAGTCTATATCTAATGTAAATTTACCTAAATCTATTTTATTAATATATAAACCAATATACCTATTCATATCGTATTTTTCAACTTCATCAGTTTCATCAAATAAAAATTCAAGGTTTAATATATTTGGAAATATAATATTATTACGATGATACCCTGTTGTAATATAGTCTTCAACTTTTTTTAGGGGGTATTCTGTCTTGAAAAAGCTATTTAAAAATTCTCCTTTACTTGTAAACATGCCAGACTGAACGGATATACCATTCCATGTGGATAATAAATCTTCTTCGAAATTAATTGTTAATGGGCTAGACGGAAATAATGGGTCTGATATGTATTTTTTTATATATTTCCCAATTTTTGTATTTTCAGTTAAATCAAACGTTTTTATAATTGACGCATTTTTAAATAAGTCATAAATATAATCTTTTTGAATAAATGGAAATTTTTGTTTTGATTCATCTATTTTATAATTCATAGGGTCTTTAATCCTAAAAATAACAAAATATTCAGGTAATATATCTTTTAAATATAATGGCGCGAAATATGAAAGTTTTTCGTCTCTAGTTTTAGAAGTTAAATAGTTAACTCCAGCATAATATAAAGAAAAATCATATTGGTCTTCATATTTTAAAGAAGGTTTTGTTGGATCGACTTCAGTTTTTAAATCAAAAACTATATTAGATGGAGTTTTTCCATTCTTAAAAAATTTTTTAATATTTATAGTATGCGCATAATTTATATCAATAGGAATACTTTTATATTCTTCCTTTGATAGTTCTTCGTTTGCATCAATAGAATTTAAAAATAAATTATTATCAGATGAGACTGTTAGCTTAACATTTCCGGTTAATAGAGGAGAGGTTCTTACAAGACTAAAACTAGTGTGCTCATCTAATAATTTTTTATAAGTTGGGTTAGATGCCACTAGTAAATGTTATTTTTCTAAGTAAAGTTCCTGTTGCTGGAATATCAATTGGAGTTAATATTGAAATATCTTTATTATATTTACATTTAATATCAATATCAAAACTAAAAGTATTTTGGTCTTTTAAATAAATATCAAGGCCTATAGTTTTTCTATATTCAATATTTGTAATATTTCCAGATAGTCTATATCCTCCAACATATTCTAATTTATCAGAACACCTGAATTGATAAACAATTGGTATATTAATAGCATTATCTGTTCCAGATTCAACTACTCTTCTTGCAATAGACAAGTTATTTCCCTCTATTGATATATCTTCATACTTAGATGGCGCCATAAATAAATAAGAACCGCATGTGAATTTACCAACTAAATACTCGTCATTAGGAGAAAATCCTAATTTAGCAGGATACATTGCAAAAGTAGTATTATTTGCCTCACTTGCATTATCTGGGCCAAGTGTGTCATAATACTCTAATTGTTGTTCAGAGCTACCCCCAAAATATCCAGACGAATCACTTATTGATGTATCAAAATTATACGCATGAGAAATCGGAATATATTTTTGAGTAGCATTTCCAGTAGTTGTATTATAATCAGTAAATACTGGTCTCATAAAATCATTCTTATCATCTGACCAATAAAAATTAGTATCTAAATTAGGCAAATCTGGATGGTCTTTATGTATAGAAAACTCTGTTAAATACCCTTGTCCAAGTGGGGTATTAACATTATTAATACCATTCCATATATTTGCATTAGTCATACTTCCAGTAAGAGGAAGGGCCGGGTTAAATGGTAAATAATGTACGCCGTCTAACGGTATTTTATGATTAGCATTAGCTGGATCAGACACCCCCTCATAGTTATATAGTGTATTGAATGGAGTTGAGGGTACAGTGTATAGATTATTATTTAATCCATAGCTTTTATATCTAGTATAAATAAATTGGCTCTTAGCGTGGTTAGACTGGTATGGCGCTTTAAACTTAAATCCATCCTTTGTAGTTCCATCAGATAGAGTTAGGACCGATAATGTAGTTAAATGATATTTACGTATACCAGTGTAATCTGGAGTAAGGTCATCACTAACTTGTTCGTCTATACCTCCAGTAACTCGGCTTATTAATTCTAATGGAGTACTTGAACTATTAGATATACTTATAATATATGTTTTAGTAATAATTTTACCGTGTTTATAGGTAGTAGTATTATCTATAGTTTGAGCAATTAAGTCCTTATAGAATCCTGCAAATAGACTAATAGTTTGTCCATTTTTAACTTCTATTATATTTCCAACTTCATCGGTTATTGTTACTTTAATAACTCCTTTATCTTTTTTAAGAGAAGTTTCTAATGCACTAATTCGGTCTTGCATTTCTTTAAGCTTATCATACAGATTAATTACTATATTTTGATTAGTAGTAAATCCACTTGCTATATCTTCAGTCCTATGTGAATAATATTTATCTCCAGTTGTAAACGCGTTTAATACGTGAATATCTAAACTTCTCGCATTTAGTTCTTCTTGAAATTTAATTTGTATATCTTCAGCTTGAATATCTTTGCTAAGAACTGACGATTCTATTGTATTTTCTAAATCATCAGGAAAAGGTATATTAACAGTATTAGACCAGTCAGATTCAATTGGATTAATTGGATAACCTGCTTCTGAAATAGACTTTATTCTTATTTCAACTGATTCGCCTTTCGTAATTGGAATATCTAATTGGTTTATATTAACTGCCTGAGGGTCATCTACTTTTTCAGAAGACCATTCGTATTTACCAGTATTTTGATTAAATTCTTTTGCTCTTATTTTGGTAGTATATTCGTTCCAATTAGAAAAAAAACCAGTTCGTTCAGCCCCATCAGTATCAATAAACTTAAGTTGGTCAACGTTATTAGCTGTACCTTTTTTACTTATATATCTATATGATATTTTAAATTGTATAATTTCCTGTTTACCAACTTCAGTTTCTTTAGATCCTGGAATATTCCAAAACCCTCTAACTCTATATTTAGGGTCAGTCTGAAAGGTTGGAGCATTTTTAAGGTCTAATGTAATTTCTTTAACTAGAGTTGATACTTGTGTAAATAAATTAGTTTTTTTAGTATTTAAATTAGTAATTGTATTTCTAATGTTTTGACGTTCCGACTCATTAGTTATTTCAGCAGTATTTAATTTAGCTTTATTAGTTTCAATTGTTTTATTTAATTCATTAATTTCGTTTTGTAATCTTTCTTTATTTGCGATTTTAGTTTTAAGTTGGTCATTATCTTTATTTTCTTTTAAATGGTTATTAATTTGTACAACTTTAAAATTATTCAAGTCTAATGCTGTAGAATCCGGAATTACCCCTAATATAGACGGAATATTTCTGTCTTTTGCAAAATTTATAAACAATAATCCAAAGTCATCCACGAAATTATTATAATATGTATCTAACTTAGTAATACTGCCGTCGCTTAATGTAATAGATAAATCGTTAGAGTGAAATGCTATACCTTTTGAATATTTATCAATTGTTAATTTTTGAGTTCTAGAAATTGGTTTAATAAAAATTATTTGTCTTTCGTTATACCCAATATTAATTTGTAATTCTGGTATTCTTAAAATTACAGATTTAATAGTAAATACGTCTACTCCAATACTTGGAGTTTCTTTACCAAATACTCTAGTTAAAATAACAGTATTATCATCCTTATTAATTGAATTAACTTTATATTCGGTCCCATTTGACGTAATTAATATATCGTCTACTTTTAAAGTTTTAGTATTTTCTTTCCCGTCTAATATATCCGTGTAAGTTAACTTATCTAACTTATATTTAATACGAGTAACTGTACTAGTAGTTCCGTCAGCATTTGTTGTTATAATTTCTTCCTGAAATTTCTTTAATACACTAAAATTACCACGTATTCTATTTATAGCAATTGATAAATCTACAGTCTCATCATCTGTAAAGAACTTTATATTTTGGCCATTTAAGTCATTTAATAATTGGTTCAACTCAATATCAGTTTTACCTTTTAATTGAGTATCAAAATATTCTGAATCTGTTGTAGTATCTATTTTTACAATTATCCGTTTAACTGCAAAAGAATCAATTTCATTTATACTAGAACTTATATATTGGCTTATATCTAACGTAATAAATAATAGAGGATTTAAAAAAGATTCAAAAAACCAATTATTCTTAATTCTAAAATCAGTTGGTATACTGAAAGTTGAATCTTGTAATTTTTCTAAGTCTTTAATAACTTGATTTACTGAGTCGACTTTAAATTTTCTTACAGTTCCATCTTGAAACTGCAGTCCTATTGAGTTATCATTAATATTAATTAACTCTTCAATTTTATTATTTAAATTAGACACTTGATCTTTTAAATAACCAAATGACGGTATATCTAAGGTTGCTGTAGTTCCATCATCTTTAGTATAATCAACTGACACAGTTTCATTGCTAGATATTAATGACGAATTTAATTTTTGAAAAAAACTAATAATATTTTTTTGTAATATTGCTAATTGTTTTAATGATTCTGATATTGAATTTTTTCCATCCATTAAAAATTTTTAATTATTTTTTTAAACATAAACTTCTCATTTAACTATCTAAGTGTTCCTTCTAAACTTAGGAGTAAATGTTTCTTCTTCAGATATAAATTGTTCAAATAATTTATAAGTTGCATATTTATTATTTATTATCGTCCTCTTAAATACTGATTATCTAATATACCCAGGTATATCAATTAATAAGTTATTATTAGTAGTATTAGTCGGCGCAGTGTTTATATTTGTTATATTATTGGTATTAGTTAATGATGTTATTTGGTCTTCTAATTCTATTATTTTAGTTTCTATAGTACTTTGTTTTTGAGTAAATTCATTTGAATTTTTAATATGGTCTTCAACTATACTAACGTTTGATACAGAATACCATCGTCCATGATAAATTATTGTTTCAGAATTGTCTTTTGAAATTGAAGTAATATAAAATGTATTATTAGAAGAATTTAAAATTTTTGTTGAATTATCACTTGTTATTTTAAATATAATTTCTCCTTGACTTAAATTTTCTTTAGTTGAATCATTAATATTGGTAAATCTAAGTTTATTTTCAGTTGAATCAATAAATACTAAGTTTATAGTATTACCTAATGCTAAATTAGAAGGTATTTGTTTATTATTCTTTTTCTTATATATTTTAAATTTTATAACATTATCAAATGGATTTATAATCATCCATAGATTACCTTGTCCAAATGCAATTGTATTATTTTCATCTTTCTCCATTATTAATAAATTCTCAGTAGCAACTGTAATATTATTATAATTAAAAAATAATGGCACAAATACATTTTGAGTTATAATTTCTGGAGCTGTTGAAGACCCTGTATTTTGTGTAGTTCTAATACTAGATTGTCCGTTAGTATTAAATGCAGTTTCAGTTTTACTAGGTTCTATAAATAATAAAGTTGACTCAAATTCTTTTTGAATAATTTTATTATATATTTTGTGACTTCTAGGAGCATCAGTTAATTCTATTTTTAGAATATTTCTACCCCATTTTTTAACGTCAAATGAACTATATGACGCGCTTCGTATAATCTGTTCGCCATTCTTTTGGTTAACTAATCTTAATAAATAATCAATAGAGAAGCTTAGTGCGGTATTTCCGTATTTTAATATAGGCCTAAAAACTTGAGGTTCATCAAATTTATTTTCCTGAATAAACATCTGTTTAGCAGTATTAATAAATGCACTGCCAACTTGTTCAAATATTGATAGCTGATGTAGTACTATCCAGTTATTGCCAGAGGTTTCTTGATTTAATTTAGAAATAAAATCTTCTACGAATTGATCATTATATTCAGCAAAAAACTCTATATAATCACCACCAGAAGAATCTTGTATAACAGCATTTAAATTATCAAATTGATCACTCTGTGTTATTTTAGTTTCTATATGGTCGTCTATTTTGAATATTTCATATACAGTTTGGTCAGTTGTCTGTTCAATAATTTCTCCTATTATATCTAGAGTAATTATAATATTTGAATCTTTAATAAATCCTTTAAACCCAGATGTATTATTAGGAGTAATTTTAGCAGCAAAGGTTAAAGATTTAGTTAATGAGCTATAATAGTCATCATTAATTAGTTTAATAGCTGGTATTTTAATTTCTATATATTTGTCGAATATAACATCAGTTAAAAATATAGGTTTAGAATTAAAAATAATTAAATCATTAAATGTTTGTGGATATACTATAATGTTTGAAAATATATTAGGAGTTCCATCATTTTCAGTATTTCTTACGCCTAAAACTATTCCTTTATATGTATCTAAATTAAACCCACTCGCAAAATGATACCGTATTTTATCAACTGGAACAGTATATCCATTGATTTCTGAATACTCTAAATTCGTATCATAGTCTAAATAATTTGGTACCTTTTCTAAATCTAAATAAGCTTGCTGATTATTTCCAAGATGGACTGACGTAATATCTTGTATATTATTACTTGTAACAGAAGAGTCATTAAATATCTGATTAATTCCTAAATACTTATTCTTTAATACTATAAAACTATCAGATATTTCATCTGGATTTAAATTTGATGTATATATATATTCTACTAACAAAAAGGGGGATAGCCTAACTAATCTAGATTTTGCCATTAAATATTACTATACTTTTTGTTATTTATTTTATTTTTCTTAAAAATGTAAATCCTACCATTTGATTTGTTGAACCTTCGATTAATATTATATTTTTTTGGTTAAACCAAAGTCCTCCTGCTATACTAATTATATTGGATTTATCTAAATTAAGTACTTTCTTGTACCCCACCCCTAATAATATAGAAAATTTCTTATTATCCTCTTGGCTAAACCGTTTTTTAGGAATTGAATTAATTTTAATATCATCTACTTTTAAATATTCAGGCCCTTTTAAATAATATTTCCATATACCGTCATCTTGCTCTGTTAATACAATATCTAAATTAAACTTATTAAATACCCATTTACCTATTACACTATCAATCTTTATATTTTTATCAGCCCCAATAAAAATATAAGTTTTTCCATGATATTCTATAAACCAGTCATTATTAAATTCATTTGATGGATATTTTGACACAAAATCAATTACTGAGCTACTCGAATCACTCTTTATATTTACCTTAATATTTTTATCAATTTCATTTTTAAATGTTACTGCCGCATTAGAAATCATTAATAGTTTTTCATCATTCTTTTTTATTATTTTATAGAGGTCTTCGTTTTGATTTTTAAGTTTATTCTTTAAATCTTTTTCAGTATTATATGAATCAACTAATTTTCTATATGACCCATCTTGTTCTTTAACTAAAGTGTCAAGCGATAATATTTTTTTTATTAAAATATCATTTTCATCTTTCATATTAGTATTGTCACATCCTTTTACTAAAAGAAAAAATGCTAATCCTAATATTATTATGATATAAAAAGTCTCTCTGTTAAATATTTTCATTTTTATTAATTTTTAGTTCAACTATTTTTTTGTATAACTCGTAAATATTTTCAACTGGAAATTTAGAATTTAAAGTATTATCATTTTTAATAACCTCTAATAATTCTTTTTCTTTTGTTCTATTATAGTCTAAATCTTTTAGAATACTCTCTCGTTCATTTGATAAAAGTTGTAATCTGTTTTCAACATCGTTAATGTCGTCATATATTTTATTATATTCATTTATAATTTCAAGAATTTGCTCAACTATTTTTTCCATTTAAATATTTTATTTTTATTTATTTTCACCAAATAAATTACATAGTTCAAACACTAATGCAACTAAATTTACAGCTTTATCCATTACAAAACTTCTTTTATATTGGTATTCTGCAACTTTAATAAGTACTTTATTTATAAGAATACCTTTACTTGGATATTCTTTTATTATAAAATCTATAAATTGATTACCTAATTTTTCTAAGCATGCGTCACTATTTTTTGAATATTTACTAATTATAAATTGATAATTTTTTATAGTATCATTATTACTAAAAAGTATTAACTTATATAATTCGACATATTGTTCGTCTATTTCATTACTTGTTATTAATGATAATAAATCAGTGGAGCCACTATTTTTAAGTTCTTGTATTTTATTTAAAGTTCGTCTAAAGTCTGGAAAATTAGTTTCAATTAAATGATTTAGGGTAATACTATCATACTTTATATTAAATTTAGATAAAATTATTTTCAAAGTTGATACCCATTTATCTTTTAATTCATTTTTTTCATTATTATCAATTGAATCAAAATTAATTGGGGTTAACCTACTTTTTATTTCAGCGGGTATTTTATTAATATTATTACATGTTGCGATGAACCGAGTATATTTACTATATGTTTCAATAGTCGCTCTTAAACTTGCAAAAAAATTAGCACTTCCATACTCAGCTTCATCTAAAATAACAACTTTTATATCTGACTTTTGATCAATGCTTCTATTTTTACAAAAATCTATTATTTTTGTTCTTACTGTTTCAACAGACGACTCGTCTGAAATATTTAAATATAAATTATCATAATTAGACGCTAATATTTTAGACACGCTAGATTTGCCTGTACCAGGACCGCCATATAATAATATATTTTGATTTAATTCTTGGTCTAAACTTGATATTATATTTTTAACCCTAGTTGGAAGTATTAATTGAGATATTTGTTTAGGCCTAAGTTTTTCTGTTAATAGTTCTTTTATTATCATGTTTTTTTTAATTTGTGGGATTTCTCTAAGACACTATATAAGTTTTTGTTTACAAATCTTTATAATTTTTTCATTCATAGTATTGATTTTATTATAGTTTAAACATATATATATATATATATATATATAATAGTTATAAAACATTAAAACGATTTTATAACAACAAATATATGTTATTTAAGTATTTCATCTGTTGAATATCCTGTTAATAATAAGCTTTTTATTTCCAACCCAATCATTCGTAAAAAAATTAAAAATGCTCTCATATTAGGCTTTCCTTGTTTTACAGTCTTCCAGTAATTGTTAAAAATGTATTTCAATGTAATAAACATATTTTTAATTTTTTAGTTAAACACAAAGTTTATACCAAACTGTTAGGTGCATTTTTGTTTTCAATTTTTTTTGCCAACGCTCTTAAAAAGTTCGTTATACTTTGAAACCGTTACTTCTTCACAATCCTTTGGTATTTTAACATTCCATTTTTCATCAACGATAAAGCCGAAATATTCCTTATTGTTTTGAGCAAATCCAATCGTTTTAAATGGCGCACCATCAAATCCTATACATTGGTTTAATTCATCAATAGTAACTCTCATCGTAGCATCTAATTTGGCTTGTATTTCCTTCCCTGCTTTTGTATTCATTCTTGGTAGCCACTCGTTACCATTTACTTTTTTGAATACTTTCTCATCGGGTTTATCCTTAAATATTAAGGATGAAAAACCCCCCCACACAAGCCAATAGCCACCTCGCCATTGATCAAAACCGATTTCTTTTGCAATGGCTTTATCTGCTTTTAATACTGCATCCGCTTTTTCGGATATTACTTGGAATTTATTCCCTGTTTCTGATGTTTTTTTTGTTATAAAGTGCATATCATTTATTTTAAATTGTTATATAGTCGTGTTCCAATCAAACATTCGTGGTAAATTGAACGAGAGAAAAGAAAACAGTTTTGACACCCCGCTTAATGATTTAATTATCCAAATCTAATTCTTCCATTAGGGTATTTAATCCAAAACTTTTTTATTTCTTCAATGACGGCATCTTTTCCTATTTCAGACAGTGAGTATACCAAAAATATGTCATTATTTCTTTTCTCAAAGAAATCCAATGTTTCTTCTAAAGATAACAACTCATCATCTGGATATTTTCCTATTCTAAATATATCATGTATTCCATCAATGCCTTTGTAAAAACTATTATTTTTTTCACAATATTCTAACCTTAAAACATCTTGTGAATGATGTAGAGTAGCCAATTTACAAAGCCGTTTTTCAACTCTGCTATAAATTCTTTTTAATACAGATAAACAATATTTAGAATTTTCTATTGTTTTGTCATCAAATAAGAATTTCTCATCTTCTAATAATTTATTGTCAATGTGTCTTTCGTAATAACCCATTTTTTTACTTAAATGTATTAAATACTTTTCTCTTACTTCTTCATAAGAGGGTTGAATTTCTAATTTATTTGAAAACCAAGTATGACATCCCATATTTTTAATCGTTTAATTATTTCCTTTCCTAAAAATGTTTTATTTTTTCTTCTGCTCCGAATGAATTGTAGTGGAAGCTCCTGCTGCTAACAAAGGATATAAGAAAGTAATTTTTTCTTGTCTATTTTTAATGGTAAAAAATTCCATTCTCATATCCTCATCGTTATATTTAATACAAAAATAATAAAAAGTTTTGATATATTATAGAGCTTAGTACTTTATTTTTGTATTAAATATAACGAGTAAATATAATTAATTGATAATCAATCTACTAAATTATTAAATTTATTGAGTATATAGTTTTAAATAAATAAATAACATAATATGAAATATTTTTATTCTTATATTGAATTTATTAATGAAAGTTTAAGCAGTGATACTTTAAAATTTGAAAAAAAATATAGTATTAAACTTGATAAAACTATTGCATTAGAATATTTAGACGTTTTAAATAAAATATTTAATTTATTTGATTTAGCATATATTAATTCTATATTTTCTAAAATTACATTTTTAAATTTAGGAGCCATCCACGGCGAATACGACCCATATAGTAAAGCCTTAATTATTAATCCAAAAATTTTTAAATATAAAAAGCATTATGGTACTAAAGATAATAAATATCCGTCGTATATTCACACTATAATACATGAGATCGGCCACGCGATTGATAATTATAAATTGTCGTTATCACCAGATTGGCTAGCTATTTCAGATTGGAAAAAGCATTCAATAGAAAATCAAGTTCCAAATGAGTATTTAAGATACACTGAAAAACGAATTGGTAGAACAACTGATAACTTAAAATTAGATACGTCAGACTGGATTTATAAAAAAAATTCTAGCTTTGCTAGAGAATATAGCAAAAAAAGTCCAATGGAAGATTTTGCTGATTCGTTTAGTTTTGTAATACTCGGGTTTGATGATAAATTCAAAGGTGATACTGGCCAACTAAAATTAAAATATATAAAAAATATTTTAAAAGATAAAGTTAAAAAAGAAAATTTAAAGGAGCTTTAATTCAAATAAATTAATATTGAAATGTTTTTAGTATGATAAAGCTCGCAATTTTCTAATTTAATTAGTAAAGTTTCCATTATTTTTATTTTTAGTTAAATTTATAAATTTAATTAAAAAAGAATGTAGGATTACTCCATTAATGCAGACGGCATACTGCGATTTTTATTTTATAACTCAACCAATATAGTTATTCGCGCCGTGTTTATTTTTATAATTAATTTCTTGTTAATTCAAAAATACATTCTTTTTATTTAAAAATTACGCCAGATACCCATATTAATATAAACTCTAACCACTATAATCTACTACGGTAGAGATGTTTGCAAGTTGTCTCATATAGAACTGAACCTATCAGTTTTGATAAAGCTATTATTTAAGATAATAAACTTATTGCAATCATTATTAATGGGGTTTCAAATAACTACATGTTTAATAGTGTAAAAATAATAAATTCTAGCGATATAAAAAATAGTTTTTATAACTATTTGACAATTAGTAAATTAAAATTTAGAGGATTGGCTTTCTTGGTATATTGTTATTAATAGTGTTATAACTTGGCATTTTTGAACATCGTCTAAATTAGAATTAATAATGAACAATTCAATATCATTTAGTTTATTTTCAGAAAAATTTGTATTTTTCTTGAAATTATTAAATAGTTTTTTCCATTCCATTGTATTACATAGTTTTATTGATTTCTAAGGTCTACTTCTATTTCTTTTCCTATTTTCTTTAATTTTTCAATTCCATTTTTATTATCAGTTGCTAAAATATCTTTCATTATAGAATTAAAGTCTTGCGCTTTTAGATGAGACAAATATGCTATTATATTATTTCTATATTTTTCATATCCTGAATCATAAATTGCAGTATTTAGTTTTTCCCAATAGGCTGGACCAATTCGTAATGCCATATTTTCTTGGCTTAACGAATCAGTTTTATCTATTACATATTTATTCTCTTCTGGAGATAGCTGGGTGTGCTGAGTTAACACTTCAACTACGCCTTTAACTAATTCATGTACCAAAAAAGGAAATGATGTTGCCATTGATTCCACTTTAGGAGTATCTCCGGATAAATCTATTTTAACTTTACCTACTCCAGCTTTCTGGCCAGCTTGCTTTATAATTTCATCAGGAGTTATCCAATACCCATATTCAGTTAATATATTTAAAATAGTATACATATCAGTTAACCCAGGGTGTATCTTTTCGAGGTCATCTTGTATTAAATAATATGCATATTGTGTTTTTACGGCTGCTCCTTGAATTAACCCATTAATAAATTTACGTTTTTCAACTTCTAAATTTAATTCCTCTAAATTTTTTAATTTTTTAGGGTCTACTGGAATATCAGATATATCTATATTGCCACCGCCTTCGCTTAAATTTGCATTTAATATTAAGTCATCGTCAGACAAATTAAATTCTTTTTTAACAAGGTCAACTGCCAATTTTTCTAATTTTTTAGAATTATTAGCTTCTATTTTTAATATAGTATTATATACATTAACTAATATTGGATGTACGTCTCTAATATTAATAACTTCAGTTTTAATATTTAAATATTTTTTTAGTCTATCAATTACATCTTTAAATCTTTTAGATGCTATTAATTGGTCAAATGTATCATTATTTTCAGGGTTAGGATATGCTGGATTTTTAGCAAGAGGGTGTTCGCCTTTATTAAAAGACTTCTCTATTCCAGATTCCATACGATTTTGGTCATCGTATGATATTGGAGCTTCTGTAATAAATTCTTCAAATAATTTTGTATATTTATTTACACATTTCATAGTGTAGTATTATTTTATTTTTTTAGATTTAGTATTAGTTCCTTGACTATAAGATCCGCCTATAAGTTTTTGCTTAATTTGATCAATTAATACTGTATATTTTTTATTAGTAATAACTCCTAAATTTTCTATCACTGAAATTAAATATTCCATATTTATATATCCTAATATAAATGTATGAAGCCCACTATATATGCTATATATTATACTATTATTTTTTTCATACTGTAATTTTAAGCTCTGTACTACAAAGACCACACATATCCATACGAATACCTTTAATCCAAATCTAGAAAATTTCCTTGATTCAATTTTGTGTCCTTTAATCTTCGATGCTACAATTCCAGTTATTAATTCTAATATTAATAGGATAAAAAATGCAGCGAACGTTATTATATATAAACCTAAAAATTTTTCTGAAAAATATTGTAAACTCGTAACAATTATACTAAATGGTATAGTAAACCATAAAAACTTAGTATGAATTAAAGACTGGCTAAAGTCTATATAATCATTAAACCCAAAATTTATGACTAATGAATCAAATAACTTTCTCATAAAAAACTCACATTTTTATTTATTTATATAAGTTTCTTGTGTATTAATTCATAAGGACTCTATGTAATTCTTAACTTCTTCAATTTGTTCCAGTTGTATATCAGGAAAAATAATATTTAAATTTAAAATATACGAGGTCAATACTCCTGAGATATTAATTCCTTTATATGGAATAGTAATAGATTTCTTTTCTAGCTTTGGTTTTATATTTAAATTATAAGTTGATCCTTCGATAGTTTCAATTTGTTTAATACATCCAAACCATGCATCAGTTAATGTTAAATTAATAAGTTGGGTAATATTAAAATTATTATCAAATTCTATAGTATTTGGTATTTCACTTATTACATTAATAAATAAATTTCCGATATAATATTTATTATTTTCTAGGTATTCATTTCCTTGATTTTGTATTTTAATTTTAAAAGTTAAATATTTTTTGTCTTTATTTTTAAATATAGAATAATTAAAAGGTTTATGACGTATATTTAAATTTATTTTAATTCGTTCTTTTATTGTATTATGACCATCATTACATGTATTACATTTACTTTTTATTTTTCCAGCTCCGTTGCAGTTAGAACATGGTTCAACATTTGCACCATATAAATAATACTCTGGATTTTTATCCATTTTATATCCTTTCCCACTACATTCCGTACATATATTGTATGATTTAGTTTTACAATTTACACAAAGTTGTATTTGGTCATAATTTAAATAATAGTCTATACCATTTAATAAATCCTTAAAAATAACGGTAATTTCCTTATTAATATCTAAATTTAATTTAGACTTAAATGACGATGTATAAAAACTAGTATTAAAACTGCCAAAATCTGAAAAATCAAATTTTTGATGGTGGTTCCAATTAAATCTATTATTGCTAGTATTAATATTTAATTTATAATCGTAATTACGTCTTTTTTGTATATCTGATAAAGTAGAGTACGCTTCATTTATAGTTTTCATTTTTTCTTCAGACTCTTTATTATTTGGGTTTCTGTCTGGATGCAACTCCATTGCTAATTTTTTATACGCTCTTTTTATATCTTCTATTGATGCATTTGTAGAAATACCAAGGGTATTATAAAAATTTTTCATTTTATTTTTTATTTTTAAAATAAAAAGGCCTATTGATGAATCGATAGGCCTTTTTCAAATTATTTAATGTGATTTATAAAACATTGAATAATTTAGTAAAGTGATCTTTAAATGAATTTTTAAGTTTAGTATAATTATTAGAAGACTTAATAGTATTGCAGTCGGCCTTTTCAATAATCTTAAGTAAAACTGATGCAAATTCGTCATCACTTAATATTTTAAAAAACTTTATTAAGTTGTCAATCTGTGTATCAGTTAAGTTTTCAATTTTAATATCTTCTTTTATTTTAAATAAAAGTTCACTTATTTTATCCCTAGACGACCCCTTAATTTGTTTTTCTATAATATTATATTTATTTAAAATGTCATCTACTGTAAAATACTTAGAATTTTCGCAAAATTTAATAAATTTAGCAATAGAAGCACCAATATATGAACTCCCAATACTTTTTAAATCTAAAAGCCAGTTATCTGTATTATCTAAATTAATTCCATAATTTTTTATAATATAGTCTGACAGAAATGTCCAACTTCTAGGAGTGGCGTATGCTGCTTGATTTTCATTAGGTAATTTAAATAATTCTTCAGGATATGTCTTTATATAATCAATAATAATTGGATGAATGTTAGTATCGATAGTAGCAAAATCATCTAGCCATTCTTGTGTTGTTAAATTATGCTTTTTATGTATTAATCTATTGTTTAAAGCAGAATCAAAAATTTCTACTTCTGTTCCGTCTTCTTCTCCTAAATTCCCGGAAGCAATCATTAAGACATTATCATTAAATTTAAAATTGGTTCCTATTCCCCTCTCTAATAAAATCTGTAATGCTGCATTACGAACAGATAACGACGCCCTATTTAATTCTTCAAAATGAACTATTGTAGGATTAATATTAGACTCGACTGACCATTTTGGGATAGCATAATCTAAAACTGGTATTTCATTATTATTATAATTAATCTTTGAAAGAACTGGGTATAATCCAATGTCAGTTTCATCAATTAGACTAAGACGAATATCCATATATTGGAATCCTAATTTTTTAGCAATTGCTCGAGGAGTTGCTGACTTAGCTACTCCAGGTGGTCCGGATATAAATAATACTCCACTTTTTGCGTTCATAATCTTAAAGTACTGTAATTGTACTTTAGTTAAAGTTGAAAGTTTTTTTTGAATATCTTTCATATCCTTTCCATTTTTCAAAATTGAAATTCCATTTTTTAAATTCATTTTTTTTTCGTTTTATTTAATTTAAAAAGCCAGTATTTAAACTGGCCTTCTAAATTAGAATTTAATTTTTATGATTTTTTAGTTTTCTTATTTTCTTGAACATCAAGCCGAAGTTCTTGAAATAATTTTTTTCCATCTTGCGCGGATTTTCTAAGTCTAGAACCTGCACTAGAGTTACCTTTTTCATAAAATTTATTAGCATCGTCTTCCATAGAAGCTACTAATTCTTTAAGTTTGTTAAAAATTTCCATGTTTTGTTTTTATTATTTTATTGTTTTATATATTAAGATATTGATTTTGTTTTAAAAATTTTCAGTTATTATTATTTTTCTTACTTTCTTTTTTCCACATATAGGGGGCTCTCCTTTATATGCTGATATATATAATACTTTACCTTTTAATTTATCAAAATTTAAACTCTCATGCATAGTATCACTAAGAACTACTGTATTAAATTTATTTAGTTTAGTATCTTTTACAATATAATCAATTCCTGGCTGTAAGACTGTACCGCCTAATCCAGTTATTTTTAAATTTTTAAAATCATTTAAGGTTTTAATTTTATCTATTTTATTAATTTGGGTATCACACTGTATTAAGTTTATAGTAATATCGCTTCTAAAAATATATGATAAAACTTTTTCAAAATACCCATTCATTGATCCTGATGTATCTAATAAACAATTTATTTCAAATCCAGGTATTTTAAATTTTCCTTTTAAACCTAGTATTTTACGATTTGGTTTATGATACGACTTATCTTTAAGACTATTATTTTTAATTGTGCCTATTGCTTTTTTAATTTCTTTTAAATAATCCTTTTTTTGTCTTCTTAAATTTCCTAAAAGAATTTCAGTATTTCCATGAACTAATCCTCTGTTTTTTAATCCTTGAATCATATCTTTTACTAACTCTTTCTTCATTTCATCAGATATTTCATCTTCTAAATGCTGATCAAAAAATTGACCATCATTTTCTTCTCCATTTTTAAAAATAGTATCTAAATCATACATATCTTGATTATTTTTACCAAAATTTCCATAATTAGGGCTAGTTGGACCTGAATTATTAGATTTTTGTTTGTTTTTATACTCTTGATATTTATCATATAACCAATCATATAAAATCTCAAAACTTTCATATCCAGTATAGTCGTTTGGTATAAATAATATAGCATTATTTCCATGTTCATCTTTAATAGGATTTGCCCAGCCTGTAAAATATCGTATAATATTTTGATTAATAATCATATCCTGGGCTTCATTTGCAAGTTTTTTAATATGAAATTTAGTAGTTCGGCTAGGATGGTCCCATAACAAATGACTTATTTCATGAACAACCAAAAAATTAATTTCTGTTGTATTTAATGAATCTATAAATTCAGAATTATAATAAAAATTCATTCCTTTACTTGTAACATTAACTCCTGCTGTTTGTATAGACTTAGTTTCAATAAAATTAGTTCTTAATGCAATTTCCGCATAAAATAAATAATCCTGCCTAGTTAACATTCCTATAATACAATCTGAAATTTTTTGATGAACTTTATGCCTATCAAAAATATTTACTTCTATATTTTTCATAAATTTTATTTTTGTTATTCATACTTAACATCAGATTTCTTAAGTTCTTCTACTTCATAGATAGCGTTTTGTTCAGCGTCTATTGCTGCTTTAAATATTTCAATCAACTCTTGTTTTGCCTCACTGAAGGTTTCATAAACATTTCCTTCTCTTTTAGTAGTTGCAACAATTTCCCAACTATCACACCTATTATCTGTTATTCTATAGTAAATTTTGTCTTTCATTATAAAGTTTTAAGTAGAGTAAACCCCTGTTAAATTAAGACACTGTAATTACCATAGTTTCAAAATCAATTTCTACATCTTGTGGAATGCACATTCCATCTTCTCCTATTTTAAATTCGCTTGCAATAGCCCATTTTTTACCATTCCATTCTTTATAACTATCAACTTCAAACCATCTACTTATGGTTCCATTTTGATATTCCTTTCCGCCTGCTATAATTAGCGTATCTTTTTCTTCTTTGGTTAAATCCTCAGTATAAACTTCCCACTCAATAGTTGTAACAACTCGAGTTGCATAAACTGAAATTGATCTTATTCCCCAGCGTCTTGCCTCAGGCTCTAATACCCAATTTACGTAACACTTGGGTTTTCCTGTATCAATATCTACAGTAGGAACTCCAAAAAAATTATTCAGCCCATAGACTGTACAGTCATTAACTAATGTTTGGTAATCACACTCTAATAAAGTTGACATATTTTTTGTTTTAATTATTTTTTATTTTATTTAATATAACGCCATACATTTTCCGTAAATGCTATACGTAAAAATTATGAGATGATGATAAAATTATAGCCACACTCACTGGTATTTGTTATAAATTCAACCGTCATACCAATATAAGGTTGGATAGATTGTCTCCTCCACTCTGATTTACCGCCAACTCTAGTAGCATCTATTAAAACTTCTGGAAATTCTTTATCATCCATTCCTCTAATTGGTAATAAAAACAATTTTCCATCAGCGGTTTCTACAAATCCATCTTTTTTAATAAAACCTGTTTTTTTTTTCCATTTGTATAATTTTTAGAAATAAAATCCATCATGATACTAATATCGATAAAAACTAAGGGTGTTCACGTTCTAACTTTTCATTAATAGCGTCAACAATAAACTGTCCTACTTTATCTTGAAATTCAGCAGCCATATCTACGTCTAATTTGAAAATATTTTGCAACTCACCCCATCCTCTTACATCTGCTACATGGTGTAAGTAATCCGCCTCCTTAGCCTTTTCTACTGCCCATATTTGAGCGCCACTATTATCATATTGCACTCCATTTTTAAACCACTCTTTTATTGTCATACTTGTAATTTTTAAATTTAATACAAAAATAAGAAAAAGTTTTGATATATTAAAACTTTAAAATCCTATCTTAATAGCTTATACCAGGTAAAAGACCTGGAGTCTTTGATGGCGAAGCCATCATATTATATAGTATAGCATCATCAGTAGAGTTATTACTCCTTTTTTTATAATTTTTATTAGGTTTATGCTCATAATTAATATCTCCATGATGCATATCGTAATATTCATCGCACTCGCAATGAGAACTATATTCGTATTTTATTTTATTGTAGTCATTGCGGTGTTTTGTAGTAATGCCACTAAATATTCCAAGGGCAAGGCCTATACCAATTGCACATATTAAAATAATTCTATTAAAAATTTTCATTATTTATAGTTTTTTAAGATATATGATTATTAAATATTTTTTTATTAAAATTAAATAGAGATTTAATCTAAACTCTTTAAAAATGTGTATTTTTACTAAAAACATTTTTAACTCGAGTCATCTATTTTAACTAGTATACTATTTAAAATTTCGTTTGAGTTTGATACTATTATTTCTTCGAAAATATCATTTTTATTCTTTTGAGCTTTCATTTTACCAGTTTTAAGTATTTTAAATTTCCAATTATTTTCAATTATAGAACTAAATAATATGTTATTAAAAATATTAGATTTCTTTAAAAAATTTGTTAAAATGAAATTTTTATTAATTAAATAATTATAAAGAGTTTTTTCTTTATTTTCTGACCAACTTGTATTATATCCAGCTGCAGATATTAGATATGGCGGATCTACAAAATATAAATACTCTGGATGATTTATAGTTTCATAAGATTCATTATAAAAAATGATATTTTTATGTTTTATTCTACTATGAAAATTTCGTAATTTATTTTCCATAGAGCTATTAAACTTTCGTTTACCCCATGTCTGATTAAATTTAAAGTTTGAGTTAAATCTAATCATATTATTTGTACAAGTTGAAAGTAAACACATAAATACTATTGGGCAATTTGTAGTATTAAAGGTTTCTCTTAAACTATTATATTGTTCTTTAGATTCTATCTTAGATGTTATTTTAAATAAATCATTTATTATTGAATTTAGTTCAGTATATGACGACTTGTATATTAATTCTTGAAATTGAATTAGTGGAGTAATTATGTCATTAACTATTATATCATTAGATTTAACATTAGACCGTATTCCGCCGCCACCTCCAAATAAGTCAACGAAAGGCACATTTATTTCATGTAAATTAAAATAATTTGATTTACTTCCAGAAAAATTAAAAGGACATGTTTTTATCATTTAAAATACCATTAGTATTAATCTTTTATTGTTTATCATTTTTAAATAAAGATAATTGGTCTTCTTTTTTGTATTTGCTAGGATAAACAGTAGACTGTATTAGTAAATGCTTAGTTTTTTGTTTAGGAGTCCAATATAACTTTGCCTCTATTACTTTTAAATGTAGGTTTCTATTAATTCTAAAACCATTAATGTTTTCTACACATTTAATAATTTGCGAGTTTATCATGTTTTTTTATTTTATAAATTTTTCTTTATATTTATCAGCTATTTTTTTTATTTTTAACGAGTACAGAGAATCTCCAGCATACGATTTTTGTAAGTACTCATAATACTCCTTTTCATTTTTTATATTTGATAAATATCTAGCTTGATATAATGCATAGTCTAAAATACTTTCTTTCCATGAACAATAAAAAGAATACCCGCTGTATTCCATTGTAGAAGTTGTTACTCTAGACTTTGGATGTTTCATTCCAAATAAATTATTGTTTTCTATAAATAATTTACTTTTAAAATTATTACTTTCAAGTTTAGATTGAGCAAACACAATCCATGGAAATTTAATATTTAATTCTTTTAAATAATCTTTTAAATTATCTTCAGAAAAATACTCAGTTGAATCAACCTGAACAACATTTTCATTTTTTGTAATATGGCTTCTATTCTTAACCTTTGTTAATGAATATGTAAATATACAAAAAATAAGTAATATTAAAAATAAAAATACGTATATAAGTTTATGATTTATTTTTTTAAACTCTAAACTTTGCTTATCATAGTAAAATAAATTCATAGTTTAAATTATTTAATGGTTAGACTACACTTTAAATTTCAATATAGTTGGTACACAGCATCATGTAAGCCATTTATCATGTAAAAAATAAAAGCGTTCCTGTAGTTTAGACACCTTTATTTTTATTCTATTGCATTTATCAGTATTAAAATTACGTTTATCATTCATGTCACTGTGATGTAATAACATTTGATTAAACTTAGAAATTTCACCAGATAGTTTAATCATTTCAAGAATTTCGTATTTTAAATTGGATAAACCCATATTTTTAATTGTATTTTCTAATTAATTGAAAAATTTTACCAATATTACTACATGCTATGTTTTGACATTCTCTTATAGGAAGAATACATACGACGAAACCATGTTCACTATTAAATTTTTCCTTTATAACTTTCCCATTAATTTTAATAATATAAACCCAAGGAAAATTACCCATTAATTCTATATTAATGTTTATTTTTTTCATTCTATTTACAAAAATATCTAATCTGTTATTCGTCATATTACTTTATAATAGGGTAACACTAAATACCCTTAATAAAATTATTTACATTGGGCTTCTAATAATTCAAAAGCTTTCTCATAACATGCAAGTTCAGCCTTTTCTCGGGTTCTATATTTTAAATTTGATGAATACATTAATCTACTTTTTGTTAGTATCCCGTAGTGCCAGTCTTTTCCATTTACTGTATAACAATAAGTATTAATATTTCTGCTATCAAAAAAGTCAAATAAATGTCTTAATACCCACTTTGGTTCATTAATAAATATTCCCCAAATGTCTGGGTTGTCGATTTCTCCCCAAACATCAACTGTAGAGTGGTCTTTACATAATTCAGCAAACGCTTTTTGATACGTTGCACTAATTCGTTTCCAATATTTTTTCATAGCTATTTTAAATTATCTTATTTAATTTGATTCACGTCAAGAAAAATTAAAAGGACAACTAATTACAAAACTCACGGCATTTAGCACACTTCTGGCCGTCTGCTGTTTTTATAGCAGGAAGTCGTGATAAGGCTAATTCAAAACCTGCTATAAAAGCATCCCAGCTGGGCTTATTTCCCATTGGCGTGCCATACTTGTCTATACAGTATTTTTCCGCTAATTTTTCTATTTCCAATTTTGTCATATCAATTCAAATTTATTGTTAATGTGTTATTGAAATTATTAAATTTAAGTTATGAAGCTAAACCTTTACGAAATATTTAATATAAAAATAAGAAATAGTTTTGATATATTAAAATATTTAGTACTTTATTTTTAAACTAAATATAACGAGTTAATATAATTAATTGATAATCAATCTATTAAATGATAAATACTTACTCATTTAAATAGTTCTTAAATTAGACTACTATAAACTTTATCATTTTTGTTTGTGCTTTATAATTAATTAATTCGGTTTTCATTTTTATCAATCGCGTAATTTGCAAATACTTTTATAGATTTAACACTATCAAATATAAAATACCAAATATCTTCTAATTTAATAAGTAATGCAGTCAAATACTTATTTTTATTAAACATTTGGCTAGACAACATTTTAGGTAAAATTTTACCCTTATAATCATACCCAGTATTCTTTATATTATCTTTACGATGCCTTAATATATAATATGGACTTTCAGTAGGATTTATACTTATTTTTACCATTGACACTAATTTAAGATATTTATTTTATTTATTAAATAGTAAAGTAAATGTATTTTTGTCATAACATTTTTAAATAGGTGACATATTGTCATTTTTAGTAAATTGGCATAGTATTTATGAGATAGATTAAAAAACTTTTAAAATTATGTTAAGTAAATTTAATTTATTCGATTTATTTGGAGGATTAGAGTTATTTGAAACTCCAGGGTTTTCCTCTCCTGATGAATTATTTAAAGATGTTAAATACCAAAAAGTAGAAGAGTCAGGTGAAGACTCTAATTTTTCATGGAGAAGCGAGTCATGGAAAAGTGATACTGGCGAAATCCAGTATTATAAAAAAGTTTATACTACTAAAGGGTTTAAAGAAAAAACACCAGATTTAAAAGATTTACAAAAAAAATTACAGAGTGCAATAGATACACAGAGATTTGAGGATGCTGCTAAAATAAGAGACCAAATTAAAAGTATAAAGCTTTAATTAATTTAAATAGGAGGTAAACCCTCCTATTTTTATTTTATATGAAATAAATGATCTATAAAAAATGATATTACTTAATCATTTTTATTCATACACAAATTACTATGTTCATTTATGTACATTTTATAAGACTTACTAAAGTAAGTTTTAATATGGGTTGACCATTCACCCTTAGCTATTTTCTTAGCAATATATGTTGCTCAATTTAAATTCTTAATAATTAATTTTAATTAACTTTTAAAAATTCTATTACTACACTTTTAAACTTTAACTTCTAAAAATGCTATAAATCTACTTATCATAAGTTGATTTAATTATAAAGTTATTTATTTAAAATAAATAAATAAAAAAGATAAAGCATTAGCAATATTATCTTTTATAATCTTATAGTAAAAAATATCATAGTTAAGATTAAATGACATTAGAAGCTTTAATTCAGGATGTACAGAATGAATTAACATATAGTTGTTCTTTACCTAGTAGTCTTCCACCTACTGAAATAAAAAGAATAATTGATAGAACTGCAAATTGGTTCTATGATAATTATTCTAGGGCAGTTGAGAGACGTTATTTATATTTGCCATTAAGTATATTTAAAAATCCTGCATTTAAAGAATTTAGAGAAATTAAATTGCCTGATTGTATAAGATACCTCGGAGAATTAAGAGAAATTAGAGGTGGCAGTATTTTTGGAACTTATGATAAGGATTTTAGTACTACAAAATTTATAGGGTCTGAGGTTTTTCTTAATATAGGAGCAGGAGAAGGACTAGTTAATCGTACTATAATGTTTAGTTTTTTAGATTTAGCAAAAAGCTATATTCTTGAAACAATTTCTTTTAATTATAATAAAAATACTCATAAATTATTTATAATGGGGCATACCCCAAAATTAGACGTAGTAGCCTTAGTATTTAAAGAAATAGAAAGAGAAGCACTATACTCAGACGACTATTTTCAAAGATGGGTAAGAGCTGACGCTAAAATTAGATTAGGCAATATGCTTGGTACATACGAGTATTCTCTCGCGGGCGGGATAAAACTTAACGTGGATAGATTTATTGCAATAGGAGAAAAAGAATTACAAGAAGTAAAAGAAGCTATAAAAACTGAAAATAGTCCATCTTTTATGTTTTTTAGTTATTAAAATGAAAATGAAATATTTTTTAGTCATACTTGTTTTTTTATTTTTAAATTTAGTATCGTATTCTCAAATTAAACAATATAGTAATACATACCGAGCTTTATTTCCAAATAATTCGAGTGGGTATAACTGGCAGTTAATTGGAAATGTATGTCAAGGGTGTGGAGCAGGTTATATTGGTATTGAAAGGAGTCAATTTACAAATAGCTTTGGAAATTATCAATATATAGTATATTTGTACACTTCGTCGTTTAATAATAATAACCAATTATCATATACTTATTTTAATAAAGTTAAAGTTTATGCATTATTTAATAATCAATGGATAGCCTTAGATAATAATTTACCGTTTGATATGATAGTTGGAAGTCAACCAACTATAGCATATACATTATTTAGTCCGTCGTCTTTACAATATATTTTGGTTACAATTGAAACAATAACACCTTATTAAATGGCAAAGAAATTATCTGAAAATAGTACAATAGTAATTCATTTAAACATAAAGACTATGCTATATATATTAGGTGTATTAATTTCAGTATATAGTGTTGGATTTTATTTTTTAAATAATAAATTAATTGATGTAAATAAGTCAGTTGACCAACTTAAAAAGGAAGACATAGAAATTTTAAAAACTTCTATGAATAGAACAGAAGGCCAATTACAAATTTTAATTAAGTACGTAGATAAAAAAACAAAATAATATTTTATAAAAATGGATAAAATAAAAGGCGGAAAATCTGATAATATGAATCAAGATGATATTGCAAAAATGCATAAAGTTGAGGTAAACCATATTTTAAATCAGCTTGAACTAGGTATTCAAGTTGAGTTTGAGCATACTAATGATTATTATCTTGCAAAAGAAATAGCATTAGACCATCTTTATGAAAATCCAAACTATTATACTGAAAGTAGGCCAAACAAGTGGGCAGAACAAGAATTAAAAAAAGAAAAAGTTTATGAATATGTAAAAACTTTCTCCCAATTTGTTAAAGAAAATGAAAATTCTTATATAAATATTCCAAATAATTTTAAATCAAGATTAGATATTGAGAAGAAAAAGTCAGAAGGCTATTTAAAAAGTCCTATTGAATATAAATTAAAAATAAAAATACTATCTGATTTTAATTATGCTTATAATAGATTTTTAGAAACTTTAGAATATAAACAAATATATGATGAAAATTCTAATGAAGCTGAAACTATTTTTAATAGTGACTTTAAAAATATTATATTAGATAGTTTAAAATCTACATATTATTATTTTAGTCAAGGTAAATTTACAGATTTAAATAAAATCACGTTTGACGAATTTATAAGCATTTTTAATAGCGAATTAGATAAATTTAAGTATACGGATTTTATAGAAAATACTAAAAACAGAATTAAATTAGCTGAAGATGTATCTAATTTAGTAAGTAATAAATTAAAATAAATAATTACATGTTAAGAGAACTCCCATTTAGAGATGAATTAGACCCCAATTATTTAGTAGATCATGTTGAAATAAATGACGACGTTGAAGCTCTTATATATCAACTGCAAAGCATTATGCTAACTAGCAAAGGAGAAGTCTTAGGAGCGTCAGACTTTGGAGCAAACTTAGAAGACTTATTATTTACGTTTAATGCTAATGAATTTACAATTAATACTACTCTAAATAGCCAAACTTATTTATTTTGCAATTTAGCAGATAAATATAAAGTTAAATTTAGTACTAAATTTATTAAAGAAGGATTCCACGATGTTGGATTAATAGACGCTAGTATAGAAGATAAGACCGTATTTGGCGTATTATTCAAATAAATGAAAATGTATTATTTTTGTAAAATGGATAAACTGTATAAGATACTATATGTAGGTGATACCCCCTATTTAAATTAATGAAAAATTTTACTGAATTTTTAACTGAAATTTTTAATTCTACTACACAGATCAAGTGGGATAATTCAAAATACCCAGATTTAACTGGATATTTTATAAGTAAGGTTTTATATAAAAAAATATAAAAATATTTAAATAAAAAGAAAAAAATAATAGTTTTTTAGATTTTTTTTTAAATTTCTAAATAAAATAAATAATATTATGAAGTCTTACTCAAATAGAAGAAAACTAAATAAAATAAAAAAAGACTTAGAAACTACTACCGTCTAACCTAACTCATGCAAACTATTAAACTACCATACTATACGTCCTCTAACTCTGATAAATCTACTATTTTGTCATACCTTAAACAATACTCAAACTGCCTACACTTTATGTTCAACCGTACAAATGATAACCTTTCTGAAACTACTATCAAACACCTACCAATCAATAATATACAACTGTTAGACAGCTGGTTTAAACAGTCTTGTGTGAAAGAGGCTACTCAAATTGCTACTACAAATAAAAATACTAAAGTAATATTTGGTGGAAAAAAGAATTTTTTCAACAGACTAAATAACAAAATAACAAAAGACGAATACAAAATACTAAAAC